TGAATTATCATAAACTTTTGCAGCAACTTGGTCTGGTCTTTCATTATCAATGATTTGATAATATTCAAAAACATTTATAGCATTAGAAAGATCAGTTCTTAGTTTTGCTCTTTTGAATATATTTTTAGTTAAGACATAATCAGTATTGAATGACTGATTAGGAAAATTCGCAATATATTGGAAATTTGGAAGTTCTCTAAAGTATCCCATTTTAGTATCCTACGTCGTCGTCTTTGACTGGACTATAATTATCACCAAGATTACCAAAAATATCTGTTTGATAATCACTTTCATATACAGGTTCAATTTCTTGAAAGTTTAAAGACAGCTGTATGGACACTGGTTGTCCTTCAGCATAAGCAGCCCATTGACCGTCAGGAGCATAAACAACATTCATATTAACAAGAGCACATATCTTAAATTTATTTAACCCAGATATGTCTTCATTACCTGCTGTTTTGTATGAAAGTTTAAAAACATTTGGAGTTCCAAGAAAAAGAGAAGCAGCACCAGCACCAGATTGTGAGTTTAATTTTCTTGCAGCACTACCTTGTTTAAACATACGAATAATTCTTTTTACATTTGTTGCTTCCTTAGCACTTCTTGGGCTCATACGCCAAGTAAATCCAAATTGACGAAGTGTTGGACCTTGAAATAATAGTTCAAGGTTTGAGTTTGGAACAATTCCAAATCCTCTTGCTAAGATAGTTTCTGCTGGAATTTCAAATCCAGCACCTTTTGCTATCAATGAAGTTATTGCTGCTTTGGTTTGCGGATTAGCCAGTAAAGCAGGCAAATTAGTAATTCCTACAGAGTCTGCTATTGTGTTTATCTGTTTTATTGTATCAGTATTTACCTTAACTCCGAATGCGTCTGCTACGGCAGACCCAAAGTCTAATAGTCCTTGTCCTACTGCTGCTTTCCCTGGATTGCTATAAATTTTACCAGCAACTGCTGCTGTCATATTATTCATACTATCATCACCCCAACCTATAGCATTATTATCTTGGATACCAGAAGGAATTGGTAAAATGGTAGTTGCTATAACTTTTTTTAAAGCACTATTTCTTTGTATCCCCTTTGACATAATTTCCGCTCCTGGTGAGTTAATACCAAGACTAGGCATAAGAGGAACAATTGTTCCAGTGATTGAATCAATAACTCCTCCAACTGATGGTGGAGAAGGCAGAAATAGGTTTCCAGTTGGTGGACGATAACGATACATTGTAATTTGTAATGTATCTTGTTGATTTTCTAAGATATCAATTGGGTATTTTAAAAGGCCACCATCTTTAAAAATTCTTTCTTCGGTTTTGCTATCAAAATTGAGATTCGCAGGATCAAAAATATTACCTTGTCCTGGTGCTGCTGCTAATACACCTAATCCCGGTATTGCTGTTGCTATTCCTGCATTTGTTCCTGGAAAACTATTATTTACTCCTGCCTTACTATTTTGATTTGCAGGTGCTGCACTAACATTAACTGCATTCTTACCAGCAGCACCTCCTTTTGCTTGATATGCTGCATATACTTTTTTTCTCATATCTACCGACAGTTGTTGCGCCAGTGCTGTTGGTTTGTTTAGATCACCATCTACAAACAATTTTGGGTCTCTTATTGCATCACTTGTATAACTACCATTTTTATAAAATATTGCATTCCCCGATACTGCATCATAACCAAGTGCATTTTTTTCTTTTAATTCATAATCACCAGTTTTTGCATCATATCTAATACCAAGATCAAGGCCCAATGGTCCTACAGATGAATGATAGTAATTATCTTTTAATACTTCATAAGCCATCTATGGTGCGTCCCAAACTTTGGTTTTAAATACTGGTTGTCCTCTTTTATCAACAAACTTCTCTGTTGGAAGCAACGATACTTCTCTCCATTCTTTTTCAGGCACTTTAAAGAATTCAGTCATTACTCCAGAGAAGAGGTATTTATGTAAAGTTTTCTTGGGTGCATTTACAGTTCCTTCTTTATTTAGAAAGGATTCTGCAACACCTCCACGATATTGTGGATTGAGATAATGAAGATTTGCTCCAAGAAACCAACCTTCATTAAAACTAATCTCTAAAACATAAGATAAAGGGTGTTTGTCCCAGTATTCATATTTTTGTGGATACTTTGCGGAATATAAAAAGAAAACTAAATCTCCTGGTTTTATAAATCCAGTATCTTCCTCATTAATATCTCTCTTTTGATTGTTTCTCAATTCATTCATTAATGAATTCGTCCACCAATCAATACTACGATATTTGTTGCCTGCTTGTTTTTTGATGTCGTCTGCAATCATTTTACGTTAATCCCCAATTCTTTTTCCGTAAAAATCTTGAATTCGTAATTTCTATCAGCACACCATTCTTTTGCTGCTTCCCACTTTGCTTGATTGATAACCCACATTTTTACTGAATAAGCCCAAGACTTTGTTCTTCTTTTTGGATTTGTTTCAGGCATTTTTAAATCTTTTGCTGGTTTGATTTCAACAACAAGTGTTCGTGTATTTCCATCTTTATCTTTATACTTTACAAAAAAGTCAGGAAAGTATCTATGAACTTTATTATCAATTGGTGAACGGTATGGAATACAAAACTCTTCACTTTTCCAAGAATTCACACTTTCAGTCAAATCACAATATTGCATAAACTTCAATTCATAAGAAGACCTATACACAATATTTGTTGGGTCTCCTCCATACTTTTGAGGGTTGTGTGGTCTATATTTTCCCTGTCTATATTTACTATCTTCGTTACGGGGCATACATAGTATAAACACTTAAGATATTTATAGATGGCCGCTCCAGATAGAGGATATCCAAAAATAGGACCATTTTATATTAAAATGACCGAAGGTGCTCCAACAAATGGATTGCCTTCAGCAAGAGATATTTTTGGTAATTTATCTCTTACTAGTCAATTTAAAGTATCTTTGCATTTGACGAATGTTGATGCTGGTGGAAATGGATTGATGAGTTGGTTGCGTAGTTCTAATGTTATTACTGGAAATCAAACAAAAAATTATGTTTATGATTTTTATTGTGCAGAAGCAGTTATTCCTGGAATATCTTTTGATGTGACCGAAGAAATGGGAAGTCGTCAGGGAACAATTGAAAGATTTCCAACAAGAAGACTTTTCCCAGAATTTACAATGACCTTTTATGTTGATAGTGAATATAATTTAATTCGTCTTTTTGAAGAATGGATGAATTATATCAATCCATTATATGCGGGTACTGGTATATTACCACCAAGTCCAAGAGGGCAGGGAAATGATGAAGGAAAAGAAAAAGCAAATTTCTTTCGATTTAGATATCCAGATGAATATAAGAGAATTATATCAATTACAAAGTTTGAAAGAAATTTCAATAGTGATGACCCAAAAAATATAAAATTCCCACCACATTTAACTTATAGAATGCTTGAAGCATTCCCAACAAATATTACTGCGATGCCTTTGACTTATGAGGGAAGTCAAATTGTAAAAACAACAGTCACATTCCAGTATATAAGATATGTAATGGAAAAAAATTACGGAACATTGGAAAGAGGATTATACAATCCATAGACAAATAAATAAATTTAGTGATTGAATGAATTATGCCTTTACCTAAGATTTCTACACCAACATATGAATTGGTTTTACCATCAACCGGAAAAACAATTAAATACAGACCATTTCTAGTCAAAGAAGAGAAGATATTGATTCTTGCTCTTGAAAGTCAAAGTACAAAAGATATTACAAATGCAATTAAGCAAGTATTAAAAGATTGTATTTTAACAAAAGGAATTAAAGTAGAAGAACTACCTACTTTTGATATTGAATACATTTTCTTAAATGTTCGTGGTAAGTCAGTTGGCGAAAGTCTTGATTTGATTATAACTTGTGGTGATGATGAAGAAACACAAGTTCCAGTTACAGTTTTTATTGACCAAATTCAAGTTGAAAAAGACCCAGAACATACAACAGATATTCATCTTGATGCTGAATTAGTTTTAAGAATGAAGTATCCCTCATTGGACCAATTCATTAAAAATAATTTTGATTTTAGTTCAGACCAAAGTTCATCAAATATTGAAAAGTCATTAGAAATTATTGCTTCTTGTATTGATATTGTTTTTACTGCTGAAGAAAGTTGGTCTGCTGCAGATTGCACTAAGAAAGAATTGACTGATTGGATTGAAACATTAGATACACAACAATTCAAACAAGTTGAAAATTTCTTTGATACGATGCCCAGACTTTCTCATACTGTGAAAGTTGTAAATCCAAAAACAAAAGTTGAAAGTGATGTGACGTTGGAGGGTTTAACATCTTTTTTCGGTTGAGTATGGCTCATATGGAACTAGAGTCATATTTTAGAATCAATTTTGCCTTGATGCAGTTCCATAAATATTCATTAACTGAGATTGAAAATCTTATACCTTGGGAAAGGGATATTTACTTAGCACTTTTACAGCAACATATTGAAGAAGAAAAATTAAAACAACAGCAGCAACAAAATGGTTAGGTCTGTTCTTAGTCCAGAAAAAGTAGTAGGAAGACAGAATACAAATAGAGCAGCAGCACAGAACTTTATTTCAGGTGGTTCTGTACTTGGTTCTTCTGTTCTTAATAGTGCTGCAAACAAAATTGTAGGATTTCAAAGAGCAGGAGTTCAACCAGCACCTTCAGCAACAGGTAGTATTGTAAGTACAATATCTACAAATATTAATAATAATGTAACGAGTGTAATTAATAAAACTCTTCAAGGATTTTCTACTGATTATCAAAAAAGATTAAAGCAAGTAGATGATGCAAAACCAATTGGAATTCTTGGTAAATTTTTAACTGTATATAAAACTTCCTTAGGTTTTATACAATTCTTTGGTAATAAAAAAAATATTGATAAGGTAAGAGATAATTTAGAAGCACTTAAGAAATCATTTACTGAAAGTTTTGAGGTTGCAAAATTAATTCGTCAAGTTATAATCAAAATTGTAAAACAATTATCTAATCTTCCTGTTGCTTCACCCTCTGGTGGTGGAGGATTAAATCTTGATGTTGATATTCCTGGTGGTGGATTAAAGAAATCTGCTCCAAGAGGACTTGGAAGAATGATGAGAAGAGTTGGTGGTAAGGGTAGAATGCTTGCTCTTGGTGCAGGAGCATTAGGACTTGGTGCTGCTGGTGGTGCAGCAGTAAATGCACTTTCTGATAGTCCTACACAAGTACAAGCAGCAGGAACATCACCAGAAATTCCTGGAGATATTGGTGATAAATTTTCTTCTATTGTTGATAGATTTGCAAATGCAATTAGCAAATTATTTGAAACTAATAAACAAAAATCAAAGCAACAACAATCTTCTGGTTCTTCTGGTGGTGCAACAAAAAAAGAGGGAAAAAAAGGTGCTCCATCAGCAGGACCAGCACCAGGAGAAACTCCACCAGGATCTACACCAGATTTAAGTTCTAGTGGAAAAAAGGGAGTAATTGAATATGCACAACAAAAAGGATTTTCAGAACAATTTACTGCGGGGTTGTTGACTCAAGTAAGTCATGAATCTGGAGGAAATCCTTTTGCATATAATCCAAATGATCTAGGAGCCCCTTCATATGGAACTTTCCAGTTTCGTGCAGAAAGAGGGGATCAGATGATAAAATATTTGGAAGAAAATGGAATTCCAAATGCAAAAGCAATTTTTACAAATTCAAAAGATCCAAGACGAAACGATAAACAACTACAAAAGAAAGCACTTGCATTGCAAATACAATATTTTACTGAAACTGAGAAGGACCAAGCAACTCCAGCAATCAAAGCAGCACAAAAATCTACTGATCTTAAACAAGTCCAAAATGCATTTTTTGGAGGAGAAAGATTTTTGGGTTATGATAAACCATCATCTCCAGAATATCAATCCAGAGCCAAAGATATACAATTAACTTACAACCAATTACACAAGACAGGAGAACTTAAAAAATTTACACCATCACCACAAGCAACACCACAAGCACAAGCAGCACAAAAACCAGGAGTTGTAGGAGAACAAACACAAGCACAAGCAGCACAAAAACCAGGAGCACAAGTAGCAGCAACACCACAAACTCAAGTAGCACAAGTAGAAGCAGCAAAAACAGCACAAACTCAAGTAGCACAAAGAGCAGCAGCAGTTTCTCAAACAGCACAAACTAAACCACAAGTAAATTATCTTCCTATTGATATGAGTGGTGGAGGACAACAACAAACAGGAGGTGGTGGTGGAACGAGTGGTCCTCCTCCTGCACAAGGAAATGGACCATCAGTTCCATTTTTACCAGCAGGAAATCCTAATAATTTCTTAGTTCTTTATTCTAGAATGGTCTATAATATCGTTGACGGATAATGAAAAAAACACTTTCTTCTCCATTAGTTGCTGCGGCAAATAATATTGTTTCTTTTGGTTTGGGGTCAAACTCTTTACCAAAATTTCAACGTGATTTTAATGATTTTAATAGATTTTTAGAAATAGAAAAAAGGTCATTAGAAAAATTAAAACTACCAGATAAGAAAAAAATAAAATCACTTGCAAGTTTAAATATCGCAAGTAATTTTGGAAGACCAGGAAATCTATTAGGTTCTTTGTTTAGTGGAGCATTAGACCTTGGTGGTTTTGTTGGTAATATGTTTCCAGGTAGAGGGAAGTTCGGAAAACCACAAAGACCACCAAAATTAAAACCACCAAAACCAACACTTAGTGGTCCACGATTAAAATTGGGTGGTATGAGAGCAGTTGGTGTTGGTAATGCTCTATTTGCTGGACTTGATTTTGCAACTGGTCTTGCGGAAGGCGAAAGTGTAGGAAAAGCAGCAGCAGGAGCAGGTGGAGCACTTGCTGGGAGTTTGCTTGGTGGAGCAATCGGTCAAGCATTAATTCCTATTCCTGGAGTTGGATTTGTTCTTGGTAGTATGGCTGGTGGATTTTTGGGTGGTTATGCTTCTGATAGAGTATATGAAGGTGGAAGTTCTCTTAAACAAAAACTTTCTGAAAAATTAAAAGGACAAGAAGCAAAGCAAAAAGCACTTACTGGTGGTTCTGGGTCTTTTGCTGATTCCATAAGTAAATTTGACCAAGCAGTTGGTAAATTTGAAAGGGGAGTTGCACTGGGATTGTTTGGGAGTGTTTCTCAGCAGATGGGAGAAAGTCAAGTTGGAGATTGGGAACAAGGAGAGAATGAAAATGATAAAGTGGATTATAATAAAAAGGGAGAAGATGTAGAATTAACTGGAACTGGAGATGAAATATTCCCTTTACCTAGTGGAAATCCTCAATTCAATACTTCAACTGGGAATTTTTATTCAATGAGAGGGAAAAGACAACATAAAGGACAAGATATTGGAGTTGACCCAAATAGTCCTGTTGTTTCCTCTCGTGATGGAACTGTTATAGATGCATATCCTAATGGATATGGGGATGTTGGTGGAGCAGTTATTATCAAATATAGTAATGGGCAACAAGGACTTTACGGTCATACAATACCTAATGTAAAAGTCGGGGAAAAAGTTAAGGCCGGACAAAAGATTGCTAAAGTTGCAGATGATGGTGGAAATACACATCTTCATTATATGCGTAAAGATACAAAAGGCAATTATATAGACCCTTACCCTTTGTTAAAATCCAGCAAATCTGAAGTTTCTCAAGTACAACCAAAAAAAGAAGAGAATAAAAAAGATTTACAAAAACAATCTCAATTCACAAAAGATGGTGGAGACCAAAAAATAAAACAAGGAAAAGAAAATGTAGTAATTGGTGATAGTATTGCAAAGGGTCAAATGGATGCGACTGGAAAAAAAGGAAAAGCAGTTGTTGGTGCTTCTCCAGATAAAGTGATGGGATATATTAATGAAATGAATCAAAATGGAAGAATAAAAGGAAATACGGTTGAGTTATCTTCTGGACTTGCAAATAATGTAAAAGATATTGAAAATGTTCAAAAGCAACTTGAATCATTGAAGTCTATGGGTGCTGCTTCTGTTTTATTATCAGGCACTGCTAAATCTGGAAATAGAAAAGACCAAATACAAGCAAATAATGAACTTGCTGCATTAGCAGCAAAATATCCTGGATTTGTAAAGTTTGGTGGTGGATTTACTCCAGGAGCAGATAATGTACATCCTGCTGATGCTGCGGCATATAATAAGCAATTAACTGCTATGCAAGCAATAGCACAACCAGCACCACAAGCACAAGTTGTTCCTGCTGCTGCTCCACCAGTACCTAAGATACAAACTTATCCATCATACAATCAACCACAATCAAGTGTAACTGTAATGCCTATAATGATGGGAAGTCAGGGTGGAGGACAACAAAGACCAGTCTATATTCCTGTTGGAGGAGGTGGAGGTGGTGGAACTATGATTATTCCTGGACCAACAGAAGGTCAAGTGGTAAATAGTCTTATGAAAACAATGTTACTCACCAATCTCTCCGCAACATAATGGCAGCAGCAGTAGGCGCATTTAAACCAAATTATTTTACCATTCAAACTTTGGATGGTAGTACAACTGTTGATGTTACAAACTCTTGTTTGTTCTTTGATTATTTTGAGGATATTTTATCTCCTTGTGTGACTGCTATTGCACAATTAATGAATAGTTCGTCCTTGTTTAATATCTTACCAATTCGTGGTGGAGAGAAAGTTGCAATTAGTGTTGATACTGCTTTTGGTGAATTTGTAATTGATGACTTATATGTTTATAAAGTAAGTAATCTTGATGCACAACATTCAAATGAAATGTTCACTCTAAATCTTGTTTCTCGTGAAGGATTAACAAATGAAACTTCAAGATGTCAGACAATTTATAGAGGAAATTTACAAACGACTGTAACTAAAATTCTTAAAGATGATTTAAAAACTAAAAAGTATAAGAGTGAAAATATAGAAGGAACATCAAATGATTATTCTTTCATTGGAAATAATCGCAAACCATTTCATGTTTTGACTTGGTTAGGACCAAAAGCAGTTCCAGCAAACGGACAAAATTCAGGAACTTCTGGTGCGGAAGCAAGAGGAACTGCTGGTTTCTTATTTTATGAAAACAAAGATGGATTTAATTTTAGAAGTATTGATAGTTTAGTTTCAAATACAAAGATACAAACTAATAGTGCCGATAAAGAAAACATACCTTATTATCTTTTCACACAGGTAATTGAGGAAAACCAGACAAAAACTAATTTTAATATATTAAATTACAATTATGAAAAGAATATTGATTTAATGAAATCATTAAGAGTTGGTATGTATGTAAATAAAACTTATTTTTATGATTTGTTTTCTAATACTTTGGATTTATATACTTATAAAGTAAAAGACCAAGTTAAACATAAATTGGGTGGTGCTGAAAGTATTGCTGTATCTGATGAATTTGGTAGTAGTATTTCTCGTATTATGGTAAGAACATCAGATAGAGGAGCATTAAATTCAGATGGTTCGGTGAGTGATAAGTTGAGAAGTGGTGCTGATATGGCTATGTCTTATTCTCGTTATAATTTATTATTCACTCAAGCACTAAATATGGTTGTTCCTTGTAATATAAATTTGAAGGTTGGTGGAATTATTCACGCAGAGTTTCCACGAATAGATAGAAGTACAAATATGACATCAGATGAAGAGCAAAGTGGATATTATTTGGTTAAAGAATTAAGACATCATTTTGAGGGTGGACAAATGGTTACGAGTTTAAGATTACTTCGTGATAGTTACGGTCTTTATAGTTCAAATAAATAAGAAAAATGGAACTACAAAAATTTATTAACAATATATGTGAGGAATTGGAAAATGCCTCATCAAACGAACAAAGAAAAAGATATTTGCAAGCACATCTAGAAGAACTTTTAGTATATCAAAAAAATCATCCAGATGCTATTGAAATACCAAATTCATTAGAATTATTTTGCGATTTAAATCCAAACGCACAGGAGTGTAGAATTTACGATGATTGAAGAGGCATTATTAAAATCCAATTATATTGGAAAAGATGGTTTCAGTTGGTGGATAGGACAAGTTGCACATTCAAAATATTGGAAAAAAGAAGCAGATTATTTTAATGGTGATTGGAATTATCGTTGTAAGGTAAGAATTGTTGGTTATCATCCTTTTTCTGGGTCTATTTTAAGTGATGAGGATTTGCCTTGGGCACAGGTAATAATAGATCCTGCATTTGGTAGTGGGCAAGGAGGAACAGGAAAAACGTTAGATCTAAAAGGTGGAGAAACTTGCTTTGGTTTTTTCTTAGATGGTGATGATGCACAACAACCAGTAGTTCTTGGTCTTCTTCATAGAAGTGATGGTGTTAGGAATTTAATTAGTGAAGAGAATGTAAAAGCAGATATGAGTTCAGGGTTCAAACCATTTACTGGTCATCCTGGAGGAAAAATACAATCAACACAAAGGGAAGTAAGAAAAAATAAAGAAATAGATCAAACAAATCCAACAGCATCTACAACGCAAGAAACTTCACCAATACCTATTTCTTTTGCTGATGCAACAAAACTTGATTTTGGACTTGATACTAGTGGTGTTCCTAAGAATAGTGTTTCTTGGGATAGTATAAAAGGATTTACATCAAATATTAATGCATTTGATCCTCAATTAAATTTATTTGGGGATAAATTAGTTTCTCAAGCTCAATCAACTTATGGAATAGAAAAAAAATGTGATAAAACTTATATTGGTGCAAATGGATGTCAAAATAATTTAATCGGTCAAATCACACAAGGTCTTCAGGATTTTATTGCATTTACAAATGGATTGGATAAGTATTTACATACTTACATTGATCCAGTATTAAATGAAATTGTAGATATTAAGCAATCAATTGCGAATTGTGCTAGACAAATTGGTGGTATTATAAAATTAATTATTAATAATTTAAGAAATACAATTTTTAAATGTATTGTTTGGGCATTTAGAAAATTTGTAGGACGGATTGTACCTCCTCCACAACAAACAATTGTTTTGGAGGTGATGAAAAAAATATTAGATGGAATTTTTTGTCTTCTTGAAAAACTTAATTTTCTTCCATTCATTGAAAATCTTCTTGGTGATTTAGCAGCAAATACCATCAATGCACCAGTTTGTGCAGTAGAGCAATGGACTGCTGGAATTTTGGCAAATGTAATGAATGGTATTGAAAATACACTTTCCACTGTTATGTCTGGAATCGGTTGGTTGACTGATAGCCTTAAGAGTGTTTCTGGAGTTTTAAATACTGCGAGTTCATTGGCATCACAAATTTTTAGTTTTCTTGAATGTACTGGTCTTGCTTGTAAAACTCCAAGTGTGTGGGCTTCCAAATTTGGACCAAGTGAAAAGGAAGCAGATGATTGGGAAAAAATGGTTGGTAATGTGAATGTATTCAAAGGTGTGGGCAAAGGGTTGGGGTCATTGGAAGATGCAATGTATGAAACACCACTTTATGGTGGAATAACTGGAAGATTTAATAACATCTTTAATAAATGTAATAATAAGGTTCAAAATCCAACAAGTCAATATGATATTGTTCCATTACCAGTTGGTTCAAAGTATTCCATTTGTATTCCACCAATTGTAAATATTTTTGGAGATGGTGTAGGTGCTAGAGCGATTCCAATTGTAGGTAAAACTGGTTCAATATTTTCAGTTGAAGTTATAAGTGGTGGTGTTGGTTATACAATTGAACCAACGATTACGATTGTTGATAATTCAGGATATGGAACTGGAGCATATGCAAAAGCAATCATTACAAATGGTTCTGTATCTTCAATTTATTTGACTGATATTGGTTCTGGATATTGTGCTGGAAATTATACAATTGTTGGTGCTGGAGGAACTGGAGGAATTGGTAATACTGCGGGACCTGGAAATGGTACTGGAGGAAATGGTACTGGAG